GCATATACCAACAATGTATGGCCTCCAATCAAGCATATAGATCCCGATCATATTGTTAATAGAGATTTATTTCTGACATTGGTTGGTGCTGCTCCTGGTGTTTACAATTATTTGATTGAAGCACAAGTTGTTGAACTCACAGATGATGAAGCGATTATCACAATCATCAAGGAAACTTCTCAATCTTAATTGATTTAAATCGGCGCGGCTTCTGAATCAGTTCAGAACACGCGTCACATACACGAAGTCTCCATCTAGGATGATACCATTCATATGGTTTTGTGCATTTACCCAAGCCACAAAGAATTACTTTCATCTTAGATCCACTACTTCACAAATACATCGAGTTAATTTTGGTGGAATGTTCAAAGGATGAGAGTTACACGTACAAGAATAATACTTGTACCATAAATTTCCTTGTCCGTCTTTATTGATAACGGCGTGTGTTTTCCATTTACTTTGACACCAGGTACAAGTAAAACCTAGAACTCCTTTTTTATGGCATGCTACACGATCATATTTGGCCCCGCAATCACATTGAATATATGTCATGCGTTCATCTCCCAACAGATTTGACACTTCGGTACCAGGGACGGGTTACATTTGCCATCATCACGATTACTTCGATGTGCTTTTGACCCCGTATGATCTATGTCTTTCAAGAATCTAACCATTGCAGAGGTATCTATTGCCCTCTGAACCCATGCTGATCGGTTTCCATTAGTGTATTCAGCCGCCAATCTATCCAAATTGCGCTTCGCTTCCAGTGTCAATGACACGGTTATGATGGTTTTATCGTCCCTCATGGTCAATGCTAGCAGTTGTTATTAATAAATAATCCGTAGAAGAGTACATTAGGGTCGGCTGACATTGTGGGTGTTGACGGGGTGGGGGGTATCTATGGTGCGCTGCTTGGCTCGCTTCGCTCGCGAAGATAGTAAGTGTAGTTTATACACTGTCGCGGTTGCCTTGATGGTATGGCGAGATCTGATTCTTTCTTTATACGAGCGACTGTCGCAACTGACGGACTAAACTTTGCACAAGCAACACTTGACCTGGGTGCTTATGTTGATGCACTTGGAAAGAGTGTTCTTAGAATCCACAATGTTTCAGTACAATATGGATCACCGACTTTTATTCCAGTGTCTGGTAACAATGCAAACGCTATGTCGTCATACCAATTGACTACTCAGTCTCAAGCAGCAATGGTTTCAGCAAATAACCGATCAGTTATATCGACTGGAAAATTGGTCGTAGGCACTTCAAACGGAAACAATACTGCCGTTAGCGATATGGCCGATCTATCTCCTGAAGATTTTACCAACGGTTACCTGGTAGCGGTTGAATCAATCTTCTTAGGCACAGATTCAGTAGTTACAGCAGCAGTAGATGCAGTATCTATTGTTCTAGAATGTACTGTTGAAACAATGACAGCAGCATCAGCAATGGCATTAGCATTAAGCCAGCAATGAGGCTGGTTTAGATGGCTTGTGAAAATTGTACTCGATTAGAAAGAATGCTCTTTCAATTGATTGCACCAGGTGATACACTTCAGACACTTCAACCGGCAATCGCTAATGCAGGAGTACCATTAACTCCTGAAATGGCGGCAGTCCTTGATAGATTGGCACAACCTACACAAGAACGGGTTGCAATGAAGGCAGTTAAAACAAAGCGTAAGGCTTCAAAGTACGCTGTCAAGTATGGACGTGCATTCAAGAAAGTATCGAAGACGTACCTGAAGAAGAATGGCGGATGGAAAAAGAACGGATTCAAGAATGCGCAAAAGGCAGCTCACAAATTAGCAAAGGGGATGAAGTAATGAAATTCGGAAGAAACAGAACATTGAGAGGACAGATAGAAGTTGTTGGCGGTGCTACAACTGCAAAACAAAATTTAATTGCTTCAGACGGACTAATCAACTTTGGATTAAAAGTCGAATCTTTTGAATTATGGCCGGCAGTCATTACAGCAGCAACAACTGTTTACACCAGTATTCTTTCGCTCGATACAATTATTGCAGGATCATTGCCCAACGCCGGAGACAATCGTCAATTCGCTTGGATTCAATCGGATGCATATACCAACAATGTATGGCCTCCAATCAAGCATATAGATCCCGATCATATTGTTAATAGAGATTTATTTCTGACATTGGTTGGTGCTGCTCCTGGTGTTTACAATTATTTGATTGAAGCACAAGTTGTTGAACTCACAGAT